CCCTAACGCCTAGTTAGACGTCGCTTTAAACGAATAACGTAAATAGTAATATTAACAGTAGCAAGTAGTAAGTAACTGACGCTTTAAACTACTCCTACTCAAAAGTTGTAATTATAACGTTCTTTCGAAATAAACAGTTATAACGTTCTTTAACAAAACTTTTAAAAAGGATAGTTGTGTTTATAAATAAACCAGTAGGAGGAGTAGCAGTTTTATCGTCAGCTATAGATAACATATAACTGTATCTACACTAAGTAGCAAAACACCTTATATATACAGTAATAACAGTAATAACAGATTTGTTAGGAGTAGGAGTGTTAACGACTACCTAAGTCCAGAGTATAGCTTTACTTCTACTACTTCTCTTATAGAAAGAGTCAGTAAACTTTGTTAGCTCTGCTTGAAGGAGTTCTTGTTTTCTATCAACCATACTTTGGTCAGCATCCGCAGCCATTTGCTGCACCCAATAACCAACAGCGATTGATAGAGCATCAAGACGGTCATCATGAGCCAAGCTACCTTTATCTCTTGTTATACGACTTAACTGATAAAACATCATGTACCTGGTCTGTTGTTCTATCGGGTAGCTAAGAGCACTCTTATAGTCGTTAGTAATAACAGAAGGATCAAAGATAAGTCTATGACTGTTTAACACAGGTTCTAAGGTGTCTACGATTCTAAGCTCCTTTTGTTTGTTATGTCTGACTTCTTCTATGGTTACAGGATAAGAGGTACGAAACAGAGGTTTAATCAGTTCCATAAACATACCGTCACCAAAGTTAGACTCGATAACTACTTTATTAACTTTGTTATCTTTAGCGATAGCTACTAAACGTTTAAGGGTTACTTCATCGTACCCGCCTTTAATACCTCCTGCTTCAGGAACAAACAGCTGACCATTTAACATCTTAACCACAGCAAAGCCTGTTTCATCCTTACCACGACCAGACGGGTCAATAGAGAGTACAGAGCCACTATAAGCTATGTTATCACCTATGGTCTTAAAGGGACGTTTAAAGCGGTCACCGCTCAATCCTACATTAGGAAGAGTTTTATCAGCTAATTCGTTATCAGAAGACCACAGGACTTTTTCAGGAGCAGTATCTATATCTACATCCATGATAATCAGATCGTTAATCTTTAAGGGGTAGCGGTCAGCATCACTGAGCTTAGGATTAAGCATGAACTGTAGAGCGTACCCAGTACGACCGTAGGACATCTTACGCTCCTCTAAGTCCATATCCGTGAACCGTAGGGGTTCTGTAGTGGTTCCTACTGTAGATTCATCTATGTTATCCCTCAGGAGGGGTGCTAGATCGCCTCCATAGTTTGCATCGACTTCTATCTCATTAGGATATTCAGAAGGCCATATACGTGCGTTGTAGCCCCTGTCTCGTAGTTTGTTGTATATACTGTCCTCACATTGAGGAGTACCTAGGAATAACACACGAGAGCTGTCTAGGGGTTTAAGGATAGCTTCAAACTCTTTTACTTGTTCATCTAGCTTATCCCTCATACCTTGAGTAGCCGAGTTGTTAGGGACTTCTACGTCGTCAGCAACGATGATGTCAGCACGGCTACCTGTTAACTGAGAGGAGATACCTAGAGATTTAACAGAGGGAGCGTGAGAAGCAGGAGCAGGTCCAACATCAAAAGCTATCTTACTGAACCGTTGGTTCTCTGTTGGTTTAAGACTTTTAAGGAGAGGGATGTCGTGAATGATCTTCAAGGTAAAAGTAGAGAAGTCATCTGCTCTGTTCTTACTGGCAGACACCACCAGGACATTCTTAGTTGGGTCTAGTAGGAGTTGATGTACTACATATGCACTACAAATCCACGACTTACCTACACCACGAAACGCCATGATTAACGACCGCTTAGGACCGTGTTGCATATAATCTGCTATGTCGTACTGTAAAGCAGTAGGATCAGGAAGGTTAAGGTGCTTCCAAATAATGTACAGGAAGTTACGAAAGTCTTTAAGACTATCAGGTATCTCTTGGTGTTTCTTCTTCATAAATAACAAAAAGGAGCCGACGCTTTAATGTGCCGACTCCTTAGAGTATAGGGGTGTAGAGGGAAAACTTAAAGCTGTTTCTCTATAGGTGTTTCTTCTTCATCGTTAAAAGGTAACGTTTTAAAGTCGCTACCTAATTGATCCATTGCAGTACCACTACGACTATCAACAGTTACATTGTTATCTTTTAAGTACTGTCTAATCATGTTCATCAATGATGGATTATACTCCTCCATAGACTTCATGAAATCAATAGAAGCTGAACAAAGTTTTGTTAACCCGTCAGCAAGTTTAGCTCCTTCTACGTGATCCTTCATATTTTTTAGTCTCTCAGCAGTTGGTCGTGGTCGCCTCGTCCGTTCATATTATTGAGTATACGGGTTACCCACGATTGCAGAAGAGCGGAGGAGCTAAGGCCTAGCGTATGTGCGACCTTAGCTACCTCCTTCTTTTGCGAGCTTGCGAGACGAAAAGTTAAAGCAACAGTATCTTTGTTCTTACCTTTCGTACTCATATAGCAAACTTATTTAAATTAGGCCATTGCAGCTGTAAAGTCAGCCAATGATCCAAGATTGTTACCGTCACCAAGAACAACGTCGTTAGCTTTAACGTCGATCAAGGTAGCACTTCCGTCATCACCACTGATGTCAGTAGAAGTAGCACTAGCTGAAGTTTTGTAGAAAGCAAACTTGTCTTCACCTTCGTCGTATACAGCAGCGATGTTTCCGTCGTCGGAAGAACCACGCTCAATGATAAACCCAGCGTCGTTACCGTTGTTAGCACTTGAACCTGCTCCGTCATTAAGAAGCATAATAGCATCTTTAACTTGTGAGTTGGTTGTTTCAAGGGATGTAGTTGTACCTTGAACAGTTAAGTTACCGCTAAGTACAAGATTGGTTCCGCTGACATCACCAGTAAAAGAAGCACCACTAAGGTTAGCTTTGATGGTATCAAGATTGGAAACAGCAGAAGCACGAGTCGAAGCTTCGGAATCGATATTCGATTGAAGAGTCGTGTCGGCAGATGCTCTAGCAGTAGCTTCACCACTAACAGCAGCAATACGTGCAGTTTCTTCAGCGTCGATATTTCCTTGTAAGGTTGTATCAGCGGAAGCTCTAGCAGTTGCCTCGTCACTTATGTTTGTTTGAAGGGTCGAGTCAGCAGCTTGACGGGCAGTCTCTTCGGAATCAATGTTGCCTTGGAGAGTTGTGTCAGCACTAGCACGAGAAGAAGCTTCACTGTCAATGTTCGACTGAAGGGTTGTATCGGCGGATGCACGAGTACTTGCTTCAGAAGAAATAGCGTCAGCATTTGCTTTAGCTTGGGTATCGAGAGCTTCGTCAGCTGCAACCAAAGAACCTACAGAAGTAAGGTAGTTAGTAGAAGCGTTAGCTGAGTACGATCCTCCAGCAGCAAGACCAGCACCACTTTGAGTAGCGTCTAGTTCAGACTGAATAGCGGAGTCAGCGGATGCTCTGCTGCTTGCTTCTGTGTCAATGTTACCTTGTAAGGTAGTATCAGCAGACGCGCGGCTTGAAGCTTCGCTATCGATGTTGGATTGCAGGGTAGTATCGGCACTTGCTCGACTGGAGGCTTCAGCAGTAATGTTTGTCTGAAGTGTAGCCTCTGCAGCCAATGCGCGTGTTTCTTCTACGGCAATAGCACTTTTGGTCGACTGACCGATTTGATAGAATATAGATGATGTATCTGGCATATTAGTATTTAACTATAGTTGTTATTGTTGATGTTAAAGTTCTTCCATCGGGGCAGTCCACTCTTCACCTGCTAAAACCTCAAGGATTTGAGCGTGGCTATAAGTGTCTTTACCTAATAGAAAAGGTGGCATAGCTCCTTCATACTTTACGAATGTCTTATCACCTGCAACATTATACCGAAGGGTATTAGCTGAAGTTTCAAGAACGTTATTAAAGTCTACAGAAGATACTTCCGAAGCGTCAATGATTACGTAGTTTCTCATAGTTATTAAGTGTTAGGCAACATAGATGCTATCAGGTGCTGTGCTTAAATCATGGAAGGTAGGCCCATTAGTAAGAGTTCCATCGTTACCTCCGCTACCTTGGTTAGTGATTGTGGTTCCTGTACCTGA